ATGCTGCACCTGTTGCACCACCACCACCGGGAACAAAACCTTTGTCCCAAGCGATTGTAGGATTAAAACTAATTACGGGACTGCAATTTCCCCCATTTACTACAAATGTGCCTTTGCTTCTTGCACAGCAATCATCACTAGGGTCTTCTTGGATTACTACTTCCACCCCATCAGAATCATATCCGATCAAAATTCCTCTATCGTTCTGAGTTACCACACCATTTAGCCATTTACGAGCTATGTTTAATGAGCTTTGCTGATCGCAAGGCCATGTGCTTAGAGGTCCTTCTTCCCCGCTATTTTTAAATTCAAAAGGACCATTGCCGTCTTTGTCTTTGAATGTTACAGTATTAAATTTAGGGTGTCTTTGTGTAAACAATTCTTCTAAAGCTTGTTTAAGATGCATTTTGTTGTCTTCAGGAGCCATAGGTTCAGCGTGTCTAACATCAGGGTCTCGGGCCGAAGGAGCTCTTAACTCGATTTTCATCTTTACATTGCCACTCTCAAATGTCATATCGCATTTTAGGAATATAGCGTGAATCCTTGCATACTTGCTTGCAAAATCAGTCGTGACAGAACCGTCGCAAAATTTGATAATCCATCCAAAGTCTACTTCTACATCGTTATATTCAGGTTGAACATTTGTAATGGTTTTATTGATAGATTTCAAAACTTTCTGATAGGTTCCACCACCATTGTCCACAGCTTCAATATTGATGCCCCAAGATTGAGTTCCTGATGCAAAACCATAGTCGAAGCTTGTAATTGCAGCCAAATTTTCTGGTGGATTAGATGCGTTACCGCCGGTAAGAATGGTTCCATCGGGGAATTTCAGCTTGACATAAGGTGTATAGACAGCGCCATCTGGAGGTTGAACAGGTGGCGAGCAGACATAAGGCGAGGCTTCGAGTGGTAGTTCACAACTCATCTTTATCCTATGACTCTATCTGGCAATCTAATGTTCAGTCCCGCCTTGAATTCAAAAATATCTTTGATGTTGTTTGCTTCCATGATTTTCCACCAAAAATCTACAGCACCATATGCTTCTTTGGAAACAAGATCAGGTCTATATTCAGTTCCGGGTGTAACAACAAAGTATTTATCACTTTGTGTCATCGGTATGTTTTTCTTTTTATATGTTTTGAAAGTTAAAAGCTTGTTTTCTGTGTAATAAACCACTTCTGAATCAGCATATCGACTGCTGACTGTGACAAATTTTTTAGCATCAATTTTAGTTGTTTCGTAGAAGTTTGCCATGATTCCTCAATAACCTACACTTAGGATTCTTTCAGCACCCGGTAAATTGGTCTGATCGTAAACAACATCAAAGCTCAAATCCACATCAAACTTGTAAGGCAGATAAGTTGCCTCATCCCAAACAACGCTGGTGTCGTATTTCAGGCTGTAGCTTTTCATGATTGCACAAAGCTCTTGTTTTGAAAGTAAATCCCCACATTTAAGCTTGCAAATTGGAGGTGGCTCCCAAGGAGCTTTTCCAGCCGTTCGTGGGTAAACAGCAGACTGGAAAGCTTTGATGTAATCCCAAAACAAAGGAATATCAGTCTGTTGGCACACAACAAAGTGACAAGTCCAGCTTATGGTTCTGTTATCAGAGTTTTGATAAGTTTTAAATGGCATAGAACGCCCGATTGCGTTCTCATCGGTATAGTTGGCGCTTTTTTGGTCGCTGATATCCGGCAATGTTTGCATGAATATATCACCATACCCCTGTATGTTGATATAACAATCCATCAGGTCTTTTAGTGCGCCAGATTCTAGTGTAGCCTTCATTTAAACTCCATTATTTATTAGGACCTTTTGGGTGGACCCATGTTGTAAGCCTGTCTCGAAGGTCCGTTGTTTACCATGCCTGAGCTTGAACGATAGTAAGATGATGGCTTGCCACTCACCTTGTCTCCTGCTGTGTTTACCTCTCCTGCTGGAGCTTGACTTGCCACAGGTTCAGCCTTTGGACCCAAGGCTTTCACTACATCTTCAAACAGAGAAACAAGTTTTCTTTGCAAATCTGTCTGAGTCCCTGTTTCTGAAGCGATATCCGTAAGTTCGTCGCTCATAACTTTACTTGCAGGAATTTCACTTCCAGCCTTGTGTGCGGCAACTTTGGATTGAATGTCGGCGGCAGATGCACCAGCGGTTGAAGCAGCCGTTTTGGCAACAGCCAAATTCTGGTTATCGCTGTGTACCGATATGCCCTTTCCGTAAACTGCTTCATTTACTAGAGTTTGCATCAACATCATTTGACGCTGGGTAGCTTCTGCGGTTTGCTGTTGCACTCTCTGATCAATTGCGTTATCGCTTGGTGTTCCTACGCTTCCACCACCACCGAATAGCGAGCCTATGCCCTTCATGGCGCTTGCTGCACCGCCTAGTCCGATTAACATCGATCCAAGTCCAGCCATCGGGAATAGACTCATAAAGCCAAATGGCATCGATATTGCGCTCAAAGCAGCCATCACAATTCCAAGCTCATCAAGCACTCCTTGCAGTTTTTGCAGGACAACAACCATGCCTTCTAGCCTTGTCACCACTTCGGTGACTTCGTCCTGTGATGGGAAGTAGGACAATACTGGATTGATGATTCCACTTCTGAGCATGTAGCCGAGACTGGCAAACCAAGTTGAAAATGTGCTGGTCAATCCAGCAAGTTGCTCTATTGGAGAAGCTGTAAACCACCCGCCAACAGCATATCTGTTTACAAGGCTACCAAGTGTATCAAGCATAGGAGGTATGGCTTGCATTACTTTTACGATGCCATCTAATCTAATTTTTACATTTTCCAACATCTTTTGGTCGGGGAAATACATCATAATTGGGTTAATGATGCCTATTTGGAGCAGCCTAGCAATGTGTGCAAACCATCCTCCGAATTCTTGTGTGGCCTTGCCGAGAGCGGCTATAGGTGAATCTGAAATCCATCCTGCTGTTGTTAATGGCACTAATTGTTTGGTCATATAGTCAATTAGCCTTACAACCTTGCCAACTAAAAAGCCTGTATTGGTGATTATTGCGCTGTATTTCTTGATTTCTTCTGGACTTGTGACAGCTTGAAGTTTGTCTCCAAAAATCTTGATTTCTTTTACAAATCCAACAATTGGGTCTTCCATTTTAACCAAAGCTGCCGTGCCGTCATCAATCGATGGACCTGCACCAAACATGAATTTCCATACTGCACCCAGCGTGGTATCTGCCAAAGCTGATATTCCTTCTTTGGCTTTTTGCATATTAGCCGCAACATCTCCACAAGCTTTAAGAATCTGAGCAACGCCTCTGCCAGCAGACAATGCGTTCGCTGGGGTAATTTCTTTTGTGAGGGCTGCGTAAAAATTCTTGATTGCAACCACAAACCTTATGATTGGGTCTTGTAATTTCACCAGAGCGGCAGTACCAGAATCCATCGTTGGACCCGAACCAAACAAAGTTTTGTATATTGCTCCAAGAGTCGTATCGCCCATAGCAGACACTTTTTCTTTGACCCGTTGCATGTTTTCAGCAACATCACCAACTGCTTTGAGGATGTCTGCTACTTGTTTGCCAATCGCTGTTGCTTTTTTTGCGCTGACTACTTGGGTCAGGGCACTATGGAAATCAATCATAGCTTGTACGAAACCTATGATTGGATTTTGAATGATTTGAAGGACTTTTGTTCCTTGAGTTATTGGTGTTCCAATTCCGAAAAGAATGTCCCAAATGCCTATCGATGACGCAATTTTTCCAACTTTATCTTTGACGGCCATCATGTTATCAGCAACATCGCCAGATGCTTTCAGAACTGCTGCGACATTTTCTGATATTTTTGCAACTTTCTTGGGATCGCCAAATTTATTGATCTTTTTTGCAATTTCAAAAATAGCGCCTACAAATCCAGCTACAGCCCCGCCAATAAGACTTAGGACTCCAGCACCAATAAACATCGCAACTACTAAAGGAATTGCAAATGTTGCCATTCCAGCCAACAGAGTTGCGTAGCCGCTCATTTTAACTACTTGCCAAGCAATATCAGCACCAGCGCCTAAGACTTTGGAAAGATTTTCAGCAGTTTGGGCAGCTTTTTTGGGATCAATTACCTTCATCATTGCATTGGCAATTCCTACGACAGCGGCTGTAAACAGAACTATTGCTGGAGTAAGAAGAGCTAATGCTACTGCGCCCAAAATCAACGAAGGAATCAGAACAAGTCCTAAAACTGCAAAAGTGCTGAGAATGGTTAACGCCCCAGCCATTTTTACAACCGACCAAGCTATATCAGCGCCAGCTTGCAGTACATTTGCAAATCCTTCGGCAACCTCTTGAGATTTTTTAGGATCAATTATGTAAGTAAACAATCTTGCAGCCGTAATAACCGCTGCTGTCAAAGCCATAATTGCTGGCATCAAAATCACCATTGCTGCCGCTCCAAGAGCTATTGGAATCAAAGCGGCAAGTCCTACAACGGCAAAAACACTCAGTACAGCAAGAGCCGCCGTAGCTGCCAAAACAGCACCAGCAATTAAAGATGCTGATAAAAGCAACACTCCAACATTCCATGCTGTAGTGGCTGCTGTTCCAGCATCAAGACCGGTAAGATAAACTGCTAGTCTGCAAAAACTCAAAACAGCTATTGCCAATCCCATGATGACGGGTGTTAACAATACCAAAGCTAAAGCTCCTGCGGCAGCTTGTATAAGAAGTGTTCCACCAGACATCAAAATTGCGTCTGCCAAGGTTCCCAATGCTGATAGAGCATATACAGCGCCTATTAGAGCGCCTGCAATGAAGGCCGTTGCCAACAGTAAAGCAGCAACTGTGAATCCTACTTCAGCAGCTTTAGAAGGAGACAATCCAGCAGCGCCCATCACAACATCAGCAAATTTTACTATGCCAACAGCCAGAAGAAGAATTGCAGGAGCTAAAAGCATAATTGCAATAGCGCCTTTTGCAATCTTTCCAATAATCTTAGTGGTATTTTTGGTGATTTCTTGCCAGACTGGATTGCCGTCTAATTTTTCATAAGCTTCAACAAATTCTGCTACTCCCATTGCTATGCCGCCCGCAACAGCAGCAATTGCTACAATTCCTTCTCCTATTTCGACGGCCACACCAATGTCAACTCCCAAAGCTCTCACAACCAACATGGCAAAACCTGTCAGCGCCGCTCCTAGCAACAGCAATCCCGGTCCTATAATCAATAAAGCCTTGGCGGCTTTTAACATATTTTCTTTCTGGCCTTCCGCCTTGTTTACAAATTCTTTCATTTCGTCAGATGCGAGAACTTCCAACGCTGCATAAGCAGCGGCAGCAATTGCACCAGCAACACCAACAATTACTACTAAAGCCGTGGCTGTATCTTGTAGCTTTGCTGCATCTAATCCAAGTACGGACAACATTTTGCTGCCAAGCCACATGAGTGCTGTGCCAAGAAGTAAAGCGCCAGCAGCCAGCATAAGAACTGCGGGTGCGGCTTTCTTCATTTCTGCACCCATCTTTGATAACTTGTCTGGTTCAAGACATCCCGGTTCGGGGGCAGGAGGACATTCGGCACTCTTCGTCGATGTTGTTGCGTCTTTTGCAGCTTTCATCTCCATTTTTTGTAGCTGGTCGTCTTTTTTGCCTCTACGGATTTCTTTCTTTTGTTCTTTCAACTGCATAGTGTTCAGTTTTGCATCAGTAGAAATATTCTTTTTCTGTTGCTCTTGCATCGCCTTATTGGCGGCATCACCTTCGGCAGCGGCTGGACCAGCAGCTTTCTTGCGAGCTTTGCAGACGCATTGCCTAATTGCATCAATACTTTCCATAGTTAATTCGAGTGCGGCAAGCATGTCGCCAAATACTTTTTCGTACTTACCACCCTTTGTTACATCTGTTCCTGCTTTTGCAGCAGCTTCACCGGCTGGAGTTGCAGCAGCTTTTTTGCCAGCTTTGCACACGCATTGCCTAATTGCATCAATACTTTCCATAGTTAATTCGAGTGCGGCAAGCATGTCGCCAAATACTTTTTCGTACTTACCACCCTTTGTTACATCTGTTCCTGCTTTTGCAGCAGCTTTTCCGGCTTTGTCGGCAGTTTCTCCTGCAATAGCCGCAGCAGCAGCCTCCACAGGAGATTTAGGCACACCCGGAGTACCGGGAGTCCCCGGTACAGGAGGTGTTCCCGGTGTGCCGGGTTTGACAGGTGCATTCTTTTTGGCTCCAACACCAAGGTAGTTCTTGATGTTTGTCAAAAGACTTTCTTGTTTGCCGCCGTAGTAGTCTTGACCGCCCTTGTACAATTTTTTCAAAGTGCTAACAGTTTCAGCGCCGGTCATTCCAAGTTTGATGGCCGTAGCCGCCAGAGCAGCAAGAACAGCGCCAATTACAATTATTTTGCCCAAGACACTATTGAATATTTTCGATATGACATTTTGAGACATGTTTCTCAAAGTATCGTTAATTTCAGTCAACTTCTGATTTGTTTCGGTTACGGGATCAAGCTGGGCTTTTTGAGCCGTAGCAAGTTGTTGTTCACCCTTGGTAATCTTGGCAGTCAACTCTCGTAACGCAGTTGGGTCTTTAATTGCTTTTTCAATCTCATCGCTGCTAATCTTGAGTTCTTCTTTTCCAGCTTTTCTTAAGCCTTCGTTGATGTTGTCTAATGATCCTTTGATTGCGTCTCTAGCAACTTGTGTCTCAGAGCTCCAAGATGTTCCAAGAGCCTGCATGTCTTTTTCAAAGTCTTTCTTTCTTTCTCCAAACTTGGACAGGGCTTGACCCATGTCTGTGGCCCCCTTTGCAGCTTCGTCTAATGCAGTTAGAACTGCCAACTGGCTAGAAGTCTTTAGTTGCCTTTTTTGTTCTTCTAGGGCGGCTTTTTCTTGTGTTGTGATATTTTGTTGCATTTGCTTGTCAATACCAGCAAGTTTACCCATTAAACCTTGACTAGATTTTTCAAGCGATTCTAAGGTTCCCAAAGCTGTATTTGCATCCATTTTGTATGCAGTTTGCATTTTTAACTGGATGTCTCTTTTTGCCGTATCGGACAGCGCATCGAATTGTTCTCTGCTCTCTATACCGAATTGTTTTAAGACTCCTCTTAGACCCTGCGCTGTGTCGGCAATTGCTTCTTTACTTTTGAGCAAAGTACCATTCATTGCGTCTTCAACTCTACCAGCTTGTCTTGCAGCTTGTAATAGTAAGCTTCTAGTTTCATCAGATGCATTCAATAACAACTCGCTGCTTGACGACATCGCTTTCATCAATGGATTCATTTCAGAAGAAATGCCTAATTTTTTGGCATTTGCTTGAATTTCCATTACATTGGAAGCTGCGCTGGCCGTAAGTTGGCCAGCTTTCTTTAAATCATCAATAAATTCTTTACTGCTATCGATAGCTCCCTTAAGAGCATCTCCGGTAAGTCCTGTAGCCTTAGCCACATCACGCATACCACGACCCATTTGAGCAAGCTGACCTGCATTCATGCGTCCAGAAAGAGCCAGTTCTTGGAAAGTATCTTGCAGAGAACCTGCTTCCATTCCAAGCTGCTTTTCAGTATTCAATTGTGTCGTTGTTAAATTCGTTGCTTGCTTCAGGTCTTTTACACCGCTTCTCAAAGCCTTGGTGTACGATTTTTGGAACTCAGTCCTATTGACTCCAGTTTCAGCCACAGTCTTACCAATATCTTCAAAAGCTCTTTGCAAACCACGAGCTTCCTTGGTGGCACCAGCAGTTTCATAAGCAGCTTGACGGATTTCCTGTGTAAACTTCATTTCCTGTTCAACTACGCCGCCAAACATAGTTTCGACAGTTTTCAATCCAAGTTTCTGCTCGAAACCGCCGAGTATGTTACCCATCTCGCTAAACTGTTCTCTCAACTGTCTGGCTGCTGAGAGGTTCTGCTTCAGAATCATGGTCTGATCGGCAAGAACACGCTGATATTTTGTATCGCCTTGTATCTTGGCAAGAAGTGCTTGGTTGTCTAAACCACGCAGTTCAGCATACTGCTGTTTTATATTAGAAGCAGCAAGAGTGATGTATTCTCTCTGGTATTTGAGCTTGTTTTGTTGCAGAGATTTTTCAAGAGCAGCTTGAAATTTATAGTTATTGTCTAAATCGTCTTCGTAATCTTCCAAATCCTCTGACGCTTTGGCAGCGGATGATTCTGGTGCTTTGGGAGCCGATGCTCTAGAGCCCTCAACTCCAGACTTTGCCTTCATTACACGGCGAAGATGCTTGATCTGATCATTCATCTCTTCTTTGAAATCCTTGGTGAACTTCTCAAGGACTTCAGCAAGCTTGTCAACACTACCAGAGGGAGCACCACCACCTATAGGCGTAGCAGGACCAACCTTGCTCTCCAACAGGGCTTTAAGTTGCCCTATTGTGATATTGAGATTGTCTATGCTACGACCTACATTGTCTGCCATGATACCCTAAGTTTTTGACTGATTTTATATGAGAAATAAGTTGACATATTTAGACCGCATACGGCGAATAATTATGTGACTGGCGGCACTTCTCCCATTGTCATTTCGCCTGTGGGTGCGGCTGGTTGGTTAACCATGCGGCGAATTTGCTCTCGCACAGACTTGCGGATCGCTTCTATCTCGTTGGGGTCAAAAGACCGAGATACGGCGAGAGCATTCACTATAAACGCACAGTCAAGCTTCTTCAGACGCTCTACTCCGTTGCGTTTATACTGACGGAAAGCCGAAACTATATAGTTGTTTCCTTTGATATATTGATATGTAAAAGCTGGACTATCACAAACGCTTCTTCCCGGTGCAGGATACATCAACTTCTTGATTACCGGAAATGTTAAATAGTGAAGATTTATTCCACGAATATATTGAGGCCAGACATCCGTGACCAAAACCAGAGGTGCAGAGTCGTGTCCCGGTTTATGAAATATATAATTGAAAGTTACCAGACTGCCACGGGTCACGGCTGTGCTGGTTCTCGTTGTGTTGAGAAGTCCCCCCGGTATCACAGCATCTACAAAAGGTACGGCCATAAAGGTATGTACCTGATGTAAACAAAAAAGCCCCGTCGAAACGGGGCTTTTTTATGCTTGCTGTTACCGGCTTTATTGCTTTCTCAAAATAATATAAAGGGCGTGAATAATACCCGGTAACCATCCAAACAAGGTCAATACGAGGTTGATCACAAACTGCGTATCCAGTCCTCTCTTGATCAACACTCCCAGAGGTGGAAGAATAATAGCCAATATTACAGTTAGTAGTTCCACATCGCTTTTTTCTTCACTCATGATCCTCCTTACAATCTGTTAAGAACCGTGCTGCTGTAGTCGCTGCCTCCTGTTTTCACAATCAGGCCGACTCCATCCTTATCTCCTCCTCGCATTTCCTCTTCTGCCCGCTCGCTCTTGTGAAAGAACTTCTTAAGTTCTGAAACCATGCTCTCCATAACCTTCTTGGCGGCAGTCTCTTCATCCATGTTCTCGCTCATAAAGTCATGAAACATATCCTCAATGTTCAGGGAATAAGCTTTGCCGTAGGGTTCGGTTTTTTCAAGTTTTTGCACTCTGTATGCCACCCTGTCGCCAATCGTGTAAACCCTTACACCCTCGAAACTCAGTTTCTTGGTTGGACTTTTAACAAAAAGATGGGGATCATCATCTTCCAGATGCGCATACACATGCATGTGTCCTTTACGCAGAGCTTTTTCAACAAGCTTGAGGTGCTCTTTGCTCTCACGCTGCTTGCGATCTACAAATTCAAGAAATTGCTGCATATTAACAGTTCCTCATTAAAAGTTCAGGGGCACTCGGAACACAACGCATCAAAACTTTCAGATCGCTGGGATTGCCTGAGTATGGTATTTCTTTTAAAACAATTCCGCTGAAGCTTGACGCAGCTTCTTTCAAAATGTTGTACTGTGCCGTCAGAAAGAGCATTCCGTCGATTCTCTCCATGAAGTCATGCTCCTCTTTTGCTGGCTTGCCGTCTTCATCCACACCGCCAGCAGCATCCTTGATGTATTTAACCTTGATGTCCATATAGGGAATAATTTCACCGTCATCGTCAATCATTGCTTCAGAGTTGTCGCTTTGGATTGTTTTGACAATCAACTTTCCAGAGGTGTATGCACTCTTGAGGCTTCCGGCTAAATCCCATCCAAGCATATAAATCGTGCCATCTTGACCCACAACATTGACGATAAAGCTGCGCTTTTTAAATGTTTCTGCGATAGCCTCCATCACTACACGCCTACGAAGGACATCCTTTTCTTCAGGACTGCCCTCTTCCATTCTCTTCTGCTCTGGTTCGGTCAGATAGCGTTCGGGATCGTCTTCACGAAGGCTCCATTTTCCGATATCAACTCTGCCCCACTTATCATTGAAGCGGGTTGAGATACGAATTGAATAATCACGCTCGTTATAAATAATGTCTTCATTGTTTGCGCCGGTTCCAACTTGGACAGCACCCAGCAAACTAGCCATATATTTGCGATGAAGGTCGCCCTTCATTCCCAGCAAACCTTTTAGCTTGATGAAAACATTGTTCAGTTCCGGCGTGGTTTGAAGAGCACTCAACAGGTGATTCATGATGGAAACTGAAGGATTGTTCTGATCAAGATTTTGCTTGATGTTGTTGCGGATAGCTTTGGCTGCTTTTTCAATATTGGCATTTTGACGGAGGAAGCAGATTTGCAGGTTATCTTCGACAAACTTGCGTGGATATGCTTCAAGGTCGGCATCACGAATCTGCTGGATCATTTCGATCAGCTTGCCGACATCGCCCTTCACGCTTTCCTTAAAGAACTCGTTCTTCCAAGTCTCAAAATCCTGCTCGGAAGACTTTTCTGGCATGTCAGGAGCTTTAGGATCGTTGCTGACATCAGGCATTTCTGCGGCTTTTTTCTCAGCCTCTGGTGAGTTTTGCTGGGGTGCAGCACCGGGAGGAGCCATATTGGGAGCAGGAGGATTTGCAGCGTTGGGATCGCCGGGAGGAGGGCCACCCATAGGGGGAACATCAGGCTGGCCCATCGGAGCCTGACCGCCGGGAACATCTCCGCTTGCCTCTGCCAGCCACTCTTCTAAAGCAATCTTTGACATAATTAGTCCTTTTTCTTTTTGGCCTGATTGATGGCTCTGATGAGCTCTTTTCTGTTGAAATTTGTGTTATCCGCACCGATATTGAAATTGTTTTGCTGCATGGCATTCAGATGGGGACCTGAATATGCGTAAGTATTTTTGAGCTTCAGCCTTGTCATCAGATCAGCGGCTTTGAGCATTTTGTCTTGAAGATCAACTTTGGTTTTGACCAGATTGATTAGTGCTTCCTTGCTTGCTGTGGTGGCATCGCCGTCATTGAGAACCATATCTGCAAAGGTGCCCAAAAATTCATCAACCTGTTTGCGATCATCACGGATGTTTGTCATGATTTCATCGAGCACGCCCAGATATTGCTGGTCGCTAATTAGCGCATCTGCCGGGAGTTGTTGATCTTTTTCCGGCAAACTGACATTCATCGTGGGCAATAGGATTCA